GAACGTATGTCATAATGAGACATTGCTTCGTCAATGTTCGGAATGAACTGAGCATTAACTAACAGGTCATCAATCGAAACGATTCTCTCACCCTGCTTGGCAGCAGTTGGTATGATTTCCTTTCCCGGTGTATGGTATCCCGCATCACGGTACTTACCTGTCATCGGAAACTGGGCTGACTTGCCTTTTGAAATTGTCCGCACACGATGCAAAGGCATCATGATGTTCTTAGATTGGAACGCTGTAAGCACTTCTCCTGCATACAGCTTGAGGAATAATGCACGACCTTGACCAGTAGATCCAGTTGTTGCATTATCCACACCCGTCCTATGAATTGCGGTGTAGTCTTGTGCCATATTGTTTTTCCTTAGATTAAGGGTTATTGATTAATAACTCAGAAATCTTGGTCTCACAAAGTTCGGTACAAAGTTGTCCTACGCATAGGGCTAGGTCTTACTTTTTGGTCTTGTCCTTTGTTTCTTTGTTAGAGCACATTTGAAAAACGCAGCTTCTGTGCCACACGTGCACGGTAAGCTGGATCTTTCTCATACTTCGGATCGCTCATTGCCGAAGTAAGTTCTGCTAGTGATTCAAAGCGAGGGGCTACTTCACCCCCCACATCACCAGTCAGTAAGTTTGGTTGCACACCCACCGCATTCTGATAGCGGGCTTGCATACCTAGTAAAGCAAAGTTAGTGTTTGCATCTAGGTTTTCAATCTGTTTATTGTAGGCTTCAATTTCCCAAGGTTGTAGGTTATCTGCTGCCCAATCCATCATTAAATTATAGTTCTGCTCACCACCCACCTCATTATATAGGTGTTCAACAGCTTGTTCAGCTATTGCCTCTTGACCTTGTAACCAAGTGGTAACCATTTGTTCAGATATACCTTGATCTCCCAAGGCATTTAGTGCCTCTTTAGATAAAGTACCTGTTTCATTGTACTCCTGTTGGAATACACTAAAGTCTAATCCCTTATCATCAAGTAATTTATGTACTTGAGATGGGGTAGTCTTCATTATTTCTGGAGCTTCCTCATTTTTAAATCTTTCTTGCTCCGAAGTTACTTGGGTTTCTTCGTCCGCACTATGGAAGTGCTGTTCTAATTGCTTATACGCTTCTGCTAACTCTTTAGGAGAACTAAACTTTTCAGGTAACCATTCAGGTCTGTCGTCTTCTTTAACATACAGTTCCTCTGGTTGGTCACTAGGTTGTAATGGCTCTTCCATCTTAGCAAACATGTTATGCACATGTTCTGGTGAACCTACTTGGTTTGTACCTTCTCCTTCATACGTGTTCACTTCGTCTGTCATTGTGTTTCCTTCTTACTGTGTGTTAATTATGCATTACCCATTTGCTGTGTCATAGCTTGACGCACTTGCTCTGCCATCTCTGGATTATTAGCCATCTGCTCAGTCATACCCTTGACCATATTTGGCGTTGCTCCTTTAATAAGATCAGCTTGCATTTGTTGTTGCTGTGCTTGCTCCATTTGTGCTTGCTGTGCTTGTTGGGCTTCTGCTTGTTCCTGTTGAATCTGTTCATCAGTCTTAATTAAACCACCTGTGTCAATACCAAGAGATGCACCTAGTCTATCCATGTAGTCATCAATGTTTAGCTTCTGAGCTATCACTTCTGGCCCTAGTGGAGCTAGGTATTCTAAGAATTGAGATAGTTTATTCAAGTCTTGACCACGACCTAATGCTTCCATACCAGTTACAATCTGTGGTTTAACTGATTCCTTTGGAAACTTAGGCATCTTCTTCTGCTTAACCATTCTACCAAGCAAAATATTAATGAGTGGTAGCTGAAATTCTTGAGAGAGAACAGAGTAGACACCACCTAGAGCACTCTCTAGTTCTTGTGCCATGAAACGTATTTCTTCTGCTGTCACTCTTTCAGCATTCCTTTGAACAGAGGAATTAAGAAGGAAAGCCGCAGCTAACCTTTCTTGTATGTCTCTTAACATATCCTGTGCAATTCTAAAGTCATTGAACTTATTGACTTGCAATGTGGATACATCGTTTGCATCACCTTGTACTATAGCACCGCTTGGTGCATCAGCTATTGTCTTTATCCTAGTGGTACCATTAGGTCTCACTAAGAATAGGACTTTAGCCGCAGCCGCAGATCCTTCCACAATAGCTTGAGATAGTGCTTCAAGTGATTTTAGATCCCCAAGGTATTCTTCTACTAATCCTCGACCATAAGACTCCCCATCAACTCTGCTAAAACGGAGAGCAATGAAAGGGTTCTTATCAATAGGAAATTTGCCGAAGGATTCAGGGATAGTAGTAGTTCCTATTTCTTGATGTATGTGCCAGTATTTACCTTTGTTACATACATAAGTAAATAGCTCGTAGGGCTTATCAGGAGACTCAGGGGAAAGTTCCTGTGGTGAAGGAAGCCCTAGAGCTACTCTTGCATCTTCTGATATAGTCTTTGCATCAAGTGATTCTTTAGTTACTATGTAAAGAAGATTACCCATTGGATCTCTCTTAATAATGTACCGATCCAAGTGGAACACTCGCATACCTCCCTCCTCTGGGAGATACAAAAGGCAATTTCCTGTAGTGATGAGATGTTTTAAGGCTTCAAATACTGGGACACGAAAGGCTTCAGTTTCAATCTCATTCATTGCCGCACGTTCAATCTTTGCAAACCCTTCTTCAACTGCACCCCTTTGTTCTGACCCTACTAACTCTGCAATATCAAAGTCATCAATGGTTAGTCTAAAGAAGGGTGAGTTGGGTGGAAGAAGAGTCAACAAAAGTTTACTTGCTAAATGGTTGACACCTCTTGCTCCTATACTTTGGAATGGAGTCTGAAAAGTGGTAGCCCAATTTGCCCCTTCATCTTTTAGTAAAGTGGGTATCGTTAGTTTAGCACATTCTCTGGCCCTATTAAGGTATGATTCCCTGTGAGAAAAGCCTTGCTCATACATACTCTTGAGTTGACCGCCTTCATAAGTCTCCTTAACATTCTTCATACTCTAGCACCTGATCTACTAATCTTTCTTAACCGTCTTTTACCGCCTGAACCTACAGTTGTCTTTCTAGTAAAGGCTAGTGTAGCACCCTTCATTAAATCTTTTCCACCTTGCCCCATTGTTGCAGATTGTCCGGGTGCTGATGTACTACCTACAGTAGTGGATGATCCGGGGTCAGCCTTCTTCCCTCTTAATTTATCCCAGTTTTCTTTTAAAAAGGTTGCTCCTTCAGCAAGGAACGCTTTACCTGCATCAGCACCATATGCAAGATTTGTCTTTCCGGCTGAAGCAGCCGCATGTACTCCAGCCCGAACAGCAGAGGTTCCAGTTTTTAATCCTTCCGAAACACCTGAAGCTGCTCCTTCAAGATTTGTTTGGAGAGCACCACTTGCATCACTTAAGGTTGTGTTAATACCTGAAGCTGCACCTGTGGCTGCCTCTGCAATATCTGTAACTATCTTAGGTACGACAATCGGAGGAAGTACAATCTTTGGTGGTTTTGGTGGCTTGAATGTTGGAATAACAATCTTTGGTGGTTTTGGGGGAGTCCAATGGGAATGTGGGTATCGTTTTCTATTACATTGCGTTACCTCTCCCTCATAATCAAATGACTTTGAAGACTCTTCAACTAGTTCTCCTTTGTTGTCATCCCATGCATAAACAACTTCGGTATATACTTTCATGCTGTTTCTCCTTTGGGCTTTTTCTTTCTAACAGTTAGGTTTGCAGAGGCACCTTTTGGATCTTTCTTATCTGTGTCTCCGAGATCTGCTTTCTTACCTGTACCAGAACTTGTTTGGGTTTGCCCACTAGATGAGTAGTTTGCTTCGGATGTGGATGTGTCTTCTTCCTCTTGGTATGGGCCAGCAGTACCCGGTAGGGACTCAGTATTCCTTCTTATGATTTCTCTTGAGTCATCTACACCCATTTGAAATGAATCATAAGCATCTCCAGTTGCCTGACCAAACCGATCTTGACCTGCTTCCGTTTGAGGATCAATCTTTTCCCTTTTGTATTGCCTTGCTTGTGTCTTCCCACCTTCTATAATTTCTCCGGTTGTGCCGCACATTTTATTTCCTTATAAATAGTTTCCAATCATCTCCACCATCTCCTTTATATCC